CGGCTGACACTGTATGCCACTCCTTCATCACGGATGGTCGCATTCAGTTTCTCGGCGACTGTACGCACGCGCTCGCCGGTCAGACTGTCGACCTGCCGGATTTCAATTAGCGATCCAGCCCTCTCGGCCCGCCGTGTAACATTTCCGGTTTGAGCTGCACATAGATGCGTAGCGCCTTCCAGTCCCGGTGGCCTGACACCAGCGCCACCTCGGCCACGCCGTACCCCCGCTCGAACAGCCGGCTGATCCCTTCGTGCCGCAGGTCGTGCCAGTTGGCATCGACCGCCCCCGCCTTCTTCGTCGCAGCCATCCACAAGTTCTGAATCGACTTGGGGTGGTACGGTACGATCCGTTCCTTCCGCTGCGGCAGGCTCATCACCAGCTCGTAGGCGCCATTGAGTAGCGGCACCCACGAATCGTTACCAATCTTCTCAGTCGGGTGTTTCCTATCGCGCACGAAGATCATCTTGCGCTCATGGTCCAGGTCGGCCCACCGGATGCGCAGCAGCTCGCCCAACCGCAAGCACGTCAGTACCGACAGGTCGATCAGCTTGTCGAACGGTAGCTGGTAGCGCACCGCAGCCTTCACCGCGGCGATCTCGGTGTCGGTGAGCCGTCTGGTGCGCCTGCGTGCCGCCTTCGCGACTCCGGCCTTCCTGAGCGCCTTCTTGCCGGTGCTGAAGCGCGCCAGCCCGAGCAGCGCCCCGGTTAACCCCTCATGCGTGCGCAGCGCCGCCTGGAGGATGCCGAGATGCTTGTCGGCGCTCGCAGGCCCAAGTCCGTGCTTCTCGATGATCTCCAGCAACCGCGTGCCGTTGAGGTCGGACGCCTTCAGGTGACCGAACAGACGCTTGGTGCGATCGGCGTGCTTGAGGTGGGAGAAGTGGCAGAGGGTCTTGAGTCGCGTGTAGCTGTCGAGCACGTCACTCAGCTTGGGGTCGTCGGCGCCGATTGTGCGCGCCTCGATAGCGCTCTCGGTGTCGCGTGCATAACGATCAGCGAATACCTTCAGCTTGAAGGTCTTGCTGATTGCCTTGTGACCCTTGCGACGAATGAGCACTCGCCACTTGTCGCCGCGTTTTTCTATGACTGCCATTGGTGCGCGTATGGTACACGCGCAACGAGGCGCAAAGTGTTCTTCGTTGATTTCAAAGGGTTTTTCAATGACGCGAAATGTACCAACGAAACACAGAATGTTCTATATGAATCAACTACTTACGTCATTATACCCATGTCTTTTTTCATCATCCCGAACCCCCTTTCGGGACAATGACTTACAAATTCTTGGTGCATGGGCGGTACATTGGGTTGTTACATTCAGCGTAATCTTCTACGCTCGGCGTATGAAGATACATAAAGCGATCGACACCTTCGAGAGGAAGACCTACTTGCGGCCCAACAAGGCGTGCAAGGTGATAGGTATCGCCTACTCAACTTATATGGGCTACCGCGAGTGCGTGCGGGAGATGCCCGACTACGTGATCCTCCACATTGACACGTTACTTCGCCTGCCGGCGTCCGTGTTGAACGAGATTGTGGAGGAACGCATTGGCTGAGCCAAAGCGTACCGTCACCGCCGAGCTGGAGTTCTTGGCCGAAGGGGTCAGCATCTCCTTTCTCGCCGTGTTCTTCGGCAAGGATAAACGCCACGTCGCGCAACAGATCGCCGGCGTCAGCGTGGTTTCCCATGACGTTCGCGGAAACCCGAAGTACGACTTCAAGGAAGCCATCGCCAAGCTGGCCCGCCCTGACCCGGAGGACATCGAAGACTACATTCGGAACATGCGCCCGAACGACCTGCCGCCCATGCTCCAGTCGGAGTTCTGGAACGCTCAGATTCGCCGGCAGAAGTACATGCTCGACGCCGGCGACCTGTGGCGCACGATCGATGTCATGGACATGCTGGCGGAAGTGCTCAAGACGATCCGCATGACCATGATGCTGATGTCCGACAGCGTGGCTCGCGAGACCGACCTGACCAACCGTCAGCGCGAGATCATCGGCGCGATTTCGGATGGGATGCTCGACGAGCTGCGCGAGAAGCTGGTGGCGAACGCCGTCTTTGAAAAGTACAAAACTCAGCACGCAGACGCGCTGGAAATGTTCGGTGGAGGCTCTACCCTTGATCTCGTCGCCCCTGAAGGACCCGATGTACCCGACGCTGGCGGCGCTGATCCGCGAGATGAGCAGTGGCTTGAAACCGCCGGAGAGGCTTTCGGTTAGCGAGGCTGCCGAGAAGTACCGCTTCCTCAACAACCCCGGCGCCTACATCGGCCCGTGGAAGAACGAGACCACCCCCTACCTGACAGAAGTCATGGATGTGCTGGACAGCCGCGACCACAAAGGTTGCATCCTGGCTGCCCCGGCTCAGACTGGAAAAACGGATCTAATAATTAATTGGTTATCGCATACAGTTATATGCTCACCGGCTGACTTCATCCTCTACCAGACCAGCCAGACCGTCGCGCGTGACTTCTCGCGCCGCCGCGTCGACCGCCTTCATCGCCACTCGCCCGAGGTGGGCAAGCAGTTGCTCATGCGCGGCGACGCCGACAACGTGTTCGACAAGCATTACCGCAGCGGCATGATGTTCACGCTGAGCTGGCCGACAATCAACGAGATGTCGGGGCGCCCCGTCGGCAAGGTGGCGCTGACCGATTACGATCGGATGCCGGAGAACATCGACGGGGAAGGTTCCCCCTATGCGCTTGCGAGTAAGCGGACGACCACGTTCGGCAGCTTCGCGATGACCTTCGCGGAGTCGAGCCCCGGCTACGAAACCTCCAACCCCAAGTGGCTCCAACCGGCGGGGAGTCCCCACGAAGCACCGCCATGTCCCGGTATCCTCGCGCTGTATAACCACGGTGATCGCCGCCGCTGGCACATCCCCTGCCCGCACTGCAATCACTTCTTCGAGCCGAGCTTCAAGTATCTCGATTGGGGTGGCGTATCGGAGCCGATGGAAGCGCGCGAGCGCGTGGTGATGGTGTGCCCGAACCACGGTTGCCTGATCGAACCGAAGTGGAAGGCTGATATCAACAAGGCTGGCCGCTGGTTGCGGGAAGGTCAGAAGATCAGCCCCTCTGGCGTTATCACCGGTCAGGGTCGCGTATCGAACATCGCGAGCTTCTGGCTCAAAGGTCCGGCGGCGACGTTTATTTCCTGGGAAGAACTCGTTGTCAAATACCTGCAAGCCGAAGAAGAATTCCAAAAAACAGGGTCGCAGGAAGCGCTGAAGTCGACCGTCAACACCGACCAGGGTGAGCCTTACGTGCCTCGCGGGCTCGGGTCGAGCCGGCTGCCGGAAGACCTCAAGGATCGCGCCAACGACCTGCCCGAGCGCGAGGTTCCCGCGAACGTGCGCTGCTTGATCGCCACGATGGACGTGCAGGGTAATCGATGGGAGGTGCAGGTCCACGGACTGCTGCCCGGTGACACGCAAGGCATGTACGACGTGGTGGTCATCGACCGCTTCCACATTCAGAAGTCAGAGCGCCGCGATGCTGACGGCGAACGTCATTGGGTCAAACCCGGAACCTACCTCGAAGATTGGGACCTGGTGACCGACCAGGTGATCAAGAAAACGTACCCGCTGGCGGACGGCTCGGGTCGGCACATGCAGATCAAGATGGTCGCGTGCGACTCGGGCGGTAAAAAGGGCGTGACCTCGATGGCTTACGCCTATTGGCGCAAGCTGAAGAAAGAAGGTCTGCACGGTCGATTCCTGCTGCTCAAAGGCGAGGGTTCCCCGACCGCGCCGCGCATCAACCTGACGCACCCTGACTCAGCCCGGAAGGACCGGATGGCCGGCGCGCGCGGCGAGATTCCGGTTCTGCTGCTGAGCACCAACAAAATCAAGGATCAGCTCGACCAGATGCTCGATCGCACGACTGCCGGCGGCGGCATGATTCGGTTCCCCGACTGGTTGCCCGACCACTTCTTCGTTGAGCTGACCGTCGAGCAGAAAGACGAGAAGGGGCGCTGGATCAACCCGAAAGCGCTGCGCAACGAATCGTGGGACTTGTTGGTGTATTTGATCGCCACCGCATCCCACCTTCGAGTCGAGTTCATCGACTGGCTGGCACCTCCCAATTGGGTTGCGCCGTGGGATACCAACGCTCTAGTGTTCGATGCGACGGTAGGCGAGCAACGCTTCGAAGTTCGCCGTAAGCCGAAAAGTGACCTCAAAAAACTGGCGGCGGACCTGGCTTGATATGGCGTTGACACTCCAGCAGAAACTCGATCAAGCCGAAGCGGCCTACCATGACTTGATGATTGGTCAGAGTGCTCGCGTTGTGGTGGACCAGAATTCCGAACGCGTCGAGTTCACGGCAGCCAACGCATCCAAATTGCTCCAGTACATCAACGAACTCAAGGCGCAGCTCGGCACCCTGTCGACTTCGCGTCAACCTTTGCGGCCATTTTTCTGATGAGCAAATCGACCGACATTACCGTGGCCGCAACTCAACCATTAGCTGAGAAAGCAATGGTCGGTGGGGCTTACGAAGGTGCCAGCCGCATTTCTCGCGAAGCCGCTTTGTGGGCACCGCCGATCCGTTCTGCCGATGGCGACATTCGCGGTGAGAAAACCCTGCTGGACGCTCGCGGTCGCGACATGGCGCGCAACGAGCCGTATATCGCCGGCGCCGTCGACATCAACAAGGATTCGATCGTCGGCGGCTCGTACATGCTCAATGCGAAGCCGAACTGGAAAGTCCTGAAGGACACCAGCAAGGGTTTCGACGAGAAGTGGGCGGAAGAATTTCAAGAGATCGCGGAAGCGAAGTTCACGCTGTACGCGGAATCCCCCGACAACTGGCTCGACGCTGGTCGGACGATGACCTTCACCGGCATGATCCGGCTCGGCATCGGCGTTTTCACGGTCGGCGGCGAAGTGCTCGCCACCGCGGAGTGGTTGCGTGATGTGGGTCGCCCCTACTCCACCGCAATCCAGATGGTCGATCTCGATCGTCTCAGTAACCCCAACGGCGTGCAGGACGACTTGCGTTTGCGTCAGGGTGTGCAGCGCAATCAGTTCGGCGCGCCGCAGGGTTATCACATTCGCATGGCTCACCCCGGCGACCGCTTCGTCACGTTCGAGCAGAGCCGCTGGAAATACGTGCCGATCCGCAAGCCTTGGGGTCGTTTGCAAGTCATCCACATCATCGACCCCGACCGCCCCGACCAGACGCGCGGCGTGGCCAAGATGGTCAGCGCATTGAAAGAAATGCGTATGGCGAAGAAGTACCACGAAATCACGCTGCAAAACGCCGTGGTCAATGCGACCTACGCTGCTGCGATCGAGTCTGAGCTGCCGCCGGAGCAGGCGTTTGCCGCGCTCGGTATGGACGGCGCGAACGAATGGATTGAAAGCTACCTTGACCAGATTTCCGAGTACACCGGCTCCAGCCGCAACTTGCACATCGACGGTGTGAAGATTCCCCACCTGTTCCCCGGCACGAAGCTGAAGCTGCTGAATGCCGGACAGCCCGGTGGCGTCGGCACGGTCTTCGAGGAATCGCTACTGCGCAAGATCGCAGCCGGCCTCGGCGTGAGTTACGAACAGCTTGCGCGCGACTACAGCAAAACGAATTACAGCTCCGCGCGCGCCGCCATGCTCGAAACCCACAAGGGTATGCAGGCGAAGAAGAAGATGGTCGCCGATCGCTATGCGTCGTCCATCTACTCGCTCTGGCTGGAAGAAGCCTTGCAGATGGGCGAGCTACCGCTGCCCGCTGGCGTCAAGCGCGACACGTTCTTCTATCAGGGTCAGAACAAAGATGCGATCTGCAACGCAGGTTGGATCGGTGCGAACCGCGGCCAGATCGACGAGCTGAAAGAAACCCAGGCTGCCGTGATGCGTATCAAAGCCGGCCTGTCGACCTACGAGGTCGAGACGGCGCGTATGGGCAGTGACTTCCGTGAAGTGTTCGCACAGCGCGCCCGCGAGGATGCGTTGATCGAAAGTTACGGCCTCGACTTCAACGCGGACCCGTCACAGGGTAGCGCTCAAGGTGGTGAAGTCAAAGATGCGAAAAAGCCCGGAAAAGACAAAGGGCGGCTCGGCCCCGGTAAAGCAAATGAAAATCAGGATACAGGATCGTCCGAGGACGATAGCGATTCTGAGGATTCGGCGGTCTTCCCCTTCATGCTAATCGGCGAGGAATGAAATGAAACGTATTGTGTTTTTCGTAATAGCAACGGCTCTGATGGTCGGCTGCGCGAGCTTGAATCAGAACACCGCCGCGACCGCCGCAATCCAGATCGGTGTGATGAAGGTGGTCGAGGTTGATGCCGGCAATGAGCGGCAGCGTGCCGAGAAGATCATCGACATCGCGTCCGAGGCGCGCACGTTTCTCGACACTGCGGATGTCTCCGTACCCGTGTTGGAAGCTGCGATTAATGCTCGGCTCGCCGCGCTCGATCTCGCACCGTCTGACCGTCTGCTGGCGGGACTTGTTGTCCAGTCCGTCGTCGGTGAATTGAACGTGCGCGTGGGTAGCGGGCTGTTGTCTGCCGAGCAGCGACTTACCGTGTCACAGGTGTTGAGCGCCGTTGAAAAGGCGGCGAGCTTCTACCTGTGATTGACGTGCTCGGTACTGTAATCGACATGCCGTACGGCTTCCAAAGCCGTGCACATGTGGCGGATTGGCTGCCGGGTGAGTTCTTTCTGCTGGAGACGCTGAAATACAAGGCGCTAAACGGCGATGTGTTGATGGTGCCGCGACGATTCATTACCGACTTCGCCAGCGTACCGAAGGCGGTGCAGTTTCTTCCGGGCTTCGATGTGAACGGCAACAGCAGGCGACCTGCCGTGCTGCACGATTTCCTGTACTGCTCGCAGTTCTATCCACGCGAGATGTGCGACTACCTTTTTTACGAAGCCCTGGTGTCAGTGGGCTACAAACCAGCGGTCGCTCGATTGTTCTGGCTCGGCGTGCGCGCCGGCGGCTGGGTGTATTACGGCAAGCGTCAAGCGGGGCTGGTGCGCGATTCCGATTTCGTGCCGCCTGAGCTGTGTGAATAGTGGGTTGCGGTCAAATTCAGAGCCATGAAACTATCGCGCCCAAGTCAACTACTCAGTGTGGACACGACCGAATGTTGAGGTTCAACCAGGCGCAAATCGCCAAGCGTTTCAGCGACACCCCCGTTCTATTGCAACCGGGTAGCGTGAATCTGCTGGCGGCACTGGCGTCTGCTGAGAGCGCCGTCAAAGAGATGGCCTACGTCACCTCGCAAAGTGACCTCGGCAACGGTCGTCCCTATCGCGTCGCGCAGGGTCTTGCCTTCATTCCGGTCAGCGGTATCACCGTTCACCGCATGGATGCCCATATCGAAGGTTGGTTCACCGGCTACGACTTCATTCAGGCGTCTTTCGCTCGCGCGATGCAGGACCCGGATGTGAAGGCCGTGATCCTCGATATCTCGTCCCCCGGTGGCGAAGTCCACGGCGCATTCGAAACGGCGGACATGATCGCGCAAGCGCGCGGTACCAAACCGATATACGCCGTGGTCGACGGTTACGCCTACTCTGCGGGTTACGCCCTGGCGTCTGCCGCCGACAAGATTTTCGTCGCGCAGACCGGCGGGCTCGGCAGTGTTGGCGTGGTCACCATGCACGTTGATATGAGCGGCGCGCTGGAGCAGGCAGGCATTTCTGTCGAGTATATCTACGCCGGCTCGCACAAGGTCGACGGTAACCCGTACCAAGCCTTGAGTGAATCCGCGCGCACATCGATCAAGTCCCGCATCGAAGAAAGCTACAACGTTTTCGTTTCCACGGTGGCCACTAACCGTGGGATGAGCCCGGACGCCGTGCGCGCAACCGAGGCTGCTTTTTTCTCCGGTCCCGCTGCAAAGCAGGTCGGGTTCGCAGACGCCATCATGTCCCCTCGCGAGGCGGTGCTGGCAATTTTGGGTGAGCTTTCCGGCTCCCGTTCAACCAACGCAGGAGGTTCCAAAATGGAACACGAAGCTGATAACGCACAAGCGCCGGATACTGCCGCTCAAGCAGCCGCCGTGACCGAAGACAAGAAATCCGAACGTGTTCGCATCGCTGCGATCACCACCAGTGACGAAGCCAAGGGTCGTGAAGACCTGGCGAGCCACCTGGCGTTCGAAACCGACATGGACGCTGAAGCGGCCAAGCTGGTACTGGCCAAGGCGCCGAAAGTTGCCGAGCAGGCTGCTGAAGCCAATGGTGCCGCCGCGTTCAACGCCGCGATGCTGGCTTCCGGCAATCCGAACGTGGGTGGCGGTGACGCGGCTGCTGGTCAGGGTACTGACGAAGTCCCTGCTCACAAGCGAATCCTCGCCAATTACGCGCTGGCCACCGGCAGCAAACACTAATTCATCGAGATCAGGAGATAGATCATGTCCTATGACAACCTGCTGGCTGGTAACAGCGCAGTCGAAACCTTCACCCCGGTCCAATTGTTCGCTAGCGGCGCTGAAGTCCGCACGCTGGACAACCAGATTCTGGATACCGGCAACCTGGCGCAGTTCACCGTGCTTGGTCGGATCACCGCCACCGGTAAGTGGATTGTGTATACCCCAGGCGCAACGGACGGTTCTGAAAACGCGGCGGGCATCCTGGTGCATGCTGCGGATGCGACCAGTGCTGACAAGGTGGTCCAGGTTTACGTGGCGGGTGATTTCAACCATGCCGTTCTGATCTGGCCGGCTGCTATCGACACGCTGATTGAACGTCAGACCGCGTTCAACCGCTCGCCGATCACCGTCAACAAACTCATGTACTCGGTCGGCTAATTGCCGCATTAACTCAATAGGAGATCAGCAATGAGCCTGACTACTTACGGAACTCGCGAACTTCTCGGCGTTGTCGAGACGTTGCAGCCCATTCACACCTACTGGCTGGACCTGTGCTTTCCGCAGACCATGACCTTCGAGTCGGAAGAAATCTTCTTCGACGCGGTTGATCGCGGCAAGCGGATGGCGCCGTTCGTCAGCCCGCTCGTCGGTGGTAAGCCGATGGTGCAGGAAGGTTACACCACGAAATCCTTCAAACCGGCCTACGTCAAGCCGAAGGACATCGTTGATCCAATGCGCGCCATCAAGCGCCGCGCCGGTGAGATGTTCAACGGTGAGCTGAGCTTGCAGCAGCGTTTCGACGCGGCGGTTGCCGACGTGCTCAAGACCCAGATGGACGGCCACAAGCTGCGCCAAGAATGGATGGCAGCTCAGGCTGTGATCAACGGCTCGGTCGTGGTCGCGGGTGAGGCATACCCGTCGCAGACCGTGGATTTCGGTCGCGCTGCCGGTCAGACCATCACCCTCGGCGCCGGCGTGCGCTGGAGCGATGCCGTTGACGTTCTCGTCAACTTGCAGACCTGGGCGATGCTGATGCTGCGCGCAGGCTCACCCGGCCCGTTCCGCGTAACGATGGGCGCCGATGCGCTGACCTCGTTCCTCGGCCAGCAGGAAGTTAAGGACCAGTTGAACACGCAGGTTCGCGGCACCGCCGCCAGCCTGAATACCGTTCCGGTCGTTTACGACGGCGCGTACTCCGTCGGCACCATCGGCCAGTACGAAATCTGGGGCTACAACGATCGCTACCAGGACGAGACCGGTGCATGGGTCGACATCCTCGGCGCGAAAGAAATCGTGATGACCTCGCAGGCCATCGCCGGTGTTCGTTGCTTCGGCGCGATCCGCGATGTCGGCGCGATGCGCGCGACCGAGATGTACCCGAAGATGTGGGAAGAACAGGACCCTTCGGCAATGATGATGATGACCCAATCGGCTCCGCTGATGGTTCCGACTCGTCCGAACGCGTCTCTGAAAGCAACCGTACTGGCGTAATGCCGCCAGGGCTGAGTGAAGGGGCTTCGGCCCCTTCGTTCTCTAATCTGCGAGGAAAACACAATGTACAAGACGATTCACCGCATCGAGCACGCCCCCAATGGCAAGCGCGAAGTTCTCGAACCCAACAGCGTAATCGACTCCATAGACAACGCCGAAGCTCTGCTCGCCGCTGGCGCCATAGTCCACTTCGAACCGACCGAGGTCACGATCACGGCCAAGGAAAAACCGAAGGCGAAAAAGGCCAAAGCTGACGGCGACGCGCCGGCATCGGAAGATTTCGGCTGATGAGTTTCCGCGACAGCAAGCTCGCAGCTCGCCGCATAGTCCATGCGATGTTCGCTGTCCCCGCGCGCTACTACGCGCCGGACACAATCGATGGTGTGGACTGCACTGTACGCGTGCTTGATGTCACCCTCACGTCAGGCGACGTGGAGAATATGGGTTGGGCTCGCAAATGGGCGAGCGACCCGAATATTGTTTTTCTCGCCGAGGAGGTCATACCGGCACGTAAAGGTCGGCTGATCGTATTCTCCGACGACGAGCGCACCATCGAAGAATCCAACTTCGTTGTGGAAGCCGTGCAGCCCGTTTACGGGGAGACGGTCACCGCGGAGTGTTTGCGTAAGTGAGTAACATTTCGATCACGGTCGAAGGTCTCGACGACCTGGCTGACACCTTCGAGCAGTTCCCTCAGCAAGCAGCCGAAGCCGCTCGCCGCGCTGTCAACTATGCCGCCGATCGCTTCGCTCGCCGCACTGCCAACGGCATCAAATCTGAATTGAATCTCGGCTCGACGCAGCTTTACAACGCATCGAACCCGAGAGGTAGTCGCATCAAGGTTCGTCGCGCAACGATGGATGTACTCACGGCCACCGTTTCCGCCAGCAGCGCGCCTATGTTGTTGTCGAATTTCGCCACCAATATACCCCGTGGTCGAGGGCGCGGCGTAAAAGCCGTCAGCCCTATCGTTATGGTCAGCCCAGGCTCATCGCAGAAACTCAACAACGCCTTCTACGTGCAAGCCAAGAACGGTACGTGGTTGATCGCCGTTCGCCTGAAGCCCGGTGAGTCGCTGCGCAACAAAAAATCAGGTCGCACCTACCCGCTGCGCAAAGGCGATCCGAGCACGTCGGTGTTGTACGGCCCGAGTCTTGACCAGGCGTTCCGCGTGAAGGCTGACGACAATCTCAGCCAGATCGGCACGGACGTACGCAGCGAGTTCCTGCGGCAGATGGAGGTCCTTAGCAAATGATGGAGCCCAAACGCCTGCGCGCGCTCAAGGCACTCAGTGCTCGCCTGC